ATGTTGTCAATACTCTTATGCACAATTTTCATATACATCCGACACCAAAAGGTCCTTCTGGACCAACTCCAATGACATTTTTAGTATAGAGAATATATCATGACTCCATTATTTCAAACTTTAGGTTATAACTACTCCGATCCAAATGGTGCGATTACAGACTTTTCAGCTAATACGATAGCACATTTAGATAGTATTCCACCATTAATTGTTGATTGGCAAAGTGCAGATATTGCAAATAATGATGTTACTGGATATTTTCAAAATCCAGTTGGCACAGTATCACTAAGCATTAAAACTACATCAAATGCGATTCATAATATCGCAACTTCAACAATTACTTTTACGAATCCTGGTGTTGATTTGATTATGGCAAATGTTGCCAATGTATCAAATAATCTAATTACAGCATCTTCAAGTTTCTATGATCATACGAATAGAGTATCCGGTGTAACTTCGTATTCTGATTATATAACAGAAGCTGGTGCTACGATAGCATCAACAAAACCATTCAAAGATACTATTGCAGGATATGCTAAATCTGCAACATATATCATTTATCAAACCGATGGAATAAGTAATACCTCTATTATGAATGGAAGTCAGACTAGTTTATTTACTGCTCCTGAATTGAATGTTTATTTAACCAATTTACAAAATTATTCCAATACAATTAATAGCAGTCTCACATTAACAGTGTCCAATTTGACTTCGGCCCAAGCAAATACTATTCGGGATGGTATTACAGCAACATCCAGTTTTATTGATACCCGAAGAAGCCACGATGAAACCTTCTTTACAAACTTGGTTACTTTGGTAAATAATTACAATAAAGTTAGGCAGCTATCAAATATGGGTGAATCTGAAAAACTATTAGTCAATAATTATACAGGTACAACCAAACTATTATCAAGAATTAACGCATAAATAAGCCATGGCAACAGTTACAACACAAATAATACCAAGATATAGTGACCTGGATCTGAATTTTGTTATTCATCCTGTCAAAAAAGATATAAACATTCTGACTTCAGAGATGGCCGTAATCAATTCTATCAAGAATTTGATCCTGACAAATCACTATGAAAGGCCTTTTCAGCCACAGATTGGAAGTAATGTTCGCAGAATGCTATTTGAGAATATGGATAATATTACTGCAACAACCATAGAGAATGAGATAAAACAGACTATTGCCAATTTTGAACCTAGGGCCAGTGTATCCAAGATATTTGTTGTTGCTGATTATGAGAATAACGGTTTCAAGGTAACTCTAGATTTTTTCGTTATTAATAGAACAACACCAATTACGATTAATTTCTTCCTGGAACGGATAAGATAAATGTCCAACGCTAGACTTCAAATTACAGACCTTGATTTTGATCAGATCAAGACAAACTTAAAAAGCTATCTAAAACAGCAGACACAGTTTCAAGACTACGATTTTGAGGGTTCTGGACTTTCTGTTCTGTTGGACATTCTTGCATATAACACCCACTATAATGCATACTACCTAAACATGGTAGCAAATGAATCTTTTCTTGATACTGCAATCCTAAGAGATTCAGTTGTTTCACATGCAAAAACTTTAAGCTATACTCCGTATTCGGTTACTGCACCAAGAGCATCAATTAATGTGACCGTGGATAGTGGTACAGGAAATACAACTCCTGGTTATGTCACAATACCAAGAGGTTTTTCGTTTAGTTCAAGATTGATGGATAGTGTATCCTACAACTTTATTGTATTGGATAATACTATAGTAAGCAAATCAAACACTTCATTTTATTTTGAGAATCTTTCAATCTATGAAGGTTCTCTTGTAAGCTACAACTTTAACTATGATGCAGGTTCAAATCCAAAATCAATATTCACATTACCTGATAGTAATATTGATATGGCCACATTGCAAGTTACTGTTACTCCAAATCCATCAAATACAGCATTTGATGTATATACTCAGGCCACAGAAGTTCTGGATATAACTGCAACATCAACTGCATATTTCATTCAAGAAGGTAGAAATGGCGTCTATCAGATATATTTTGGTAATGATGTTATTGGTAAAGCACTTATTGATGGTTCTGTAATTTCAGTAAGTTATTTGGTAACTAATGGAGTGAATGCAAACAAAGCAGATTTGTTTGCTGCTAATGCTACTATCGGAGGGTTTAGTGCAATTACAATTGATGTTATTTCTACTGCCTCTGGTGGATCAACTCGGGAAACTGTTGATGAAATCAAATTTGGAGCAACATCACAATTTGCTACACAGAATAGATTAGTCACAATAAAAGACTATGAATCTTATATCAAGAAAAATTATCCTAGCATAGATTCAATTTCAGTATGGTCTGGTGAAGATGAGATTCCCTCTGTTTATGGAAAAGTGTATATATCAATTAAACCTAAACTTGATTATTTTCTGTCAGATACAGAAAAAGAATATATCAAAAATGATATTATTGCACCAAAATCTGTAATTTCAATATCAACAGTTATAAAAGATCCCGAATATCTTTATCTCATTTTAAGTAATAATGTTCTATATGACAAAATAAAGACAACATCAACCGAAGAACAATTAAGATCAAGTATCAATGCTTCTATCTTAAATTATGTTAATAATAGCCTGAATAAATTTGATGCAACTTTTGTTCTTTCTAAGGTGCAAGATGCAATCAACAGTGTAGATGTAAATGCGATTACTGGTTCTGAATCAGTATTAAGATTACAAAAGAGAATTGATCCAACATTTAACATATCAAAATCTTATCAAGTATATTTTAATGCAAGATTGCATAGAGGAACAACTTCAAATAAATTGAAGTCCTCAGAATTTTATATGTATGACAGATCAAGTATTCAAAGAGTTGCTCAAATTGAAGAACTTTTGAATTCTTCAACTGGTATAGAAGCAATTGATATTGCAGATGCAGGATATGACTATACATCAGTGCCAACAGTTACAATTACTGGTGATGGTACAGGAGCAACCGCTGAAGCAAAAATAGTTAATGGTAAAATACAGTCTATCACAGTTACAAATTCTGGTATAAATTATACAAGGGCCCTTGTAACAATCACAGGTAATGGTACTGGTGGTTCTGCTACTGCATCTATTGCGGGTAGAATGGGTAAATTACAGACAATTTATTATAATATAAGCGCACAAAAAATCATAATTAATTCTAATATAGGCACTATAGATTATGATACCGGATTAATTCTAATCAACGATCTAAAGATAATTTCATTATTATCAGGAACTACACTAAATTTGGATATTGAATCTGAAACAGGTATAATCAAGTCAGTAAGAAATACTATTATAACTCTTGATTCAACGGATAGTACAGCAATTTCAGTAAAATTTAGTCAAGTCTGATGATACCACAAAAAACATCACTGCTCATAAATCGGCAACTTCCTGAATTTGTTCGGGATGAATATCCTATCTTCCAATCATTTTTGGAAGCATACTATGAGTTTCTTGAAAACAAACAAACAGGTGTCAATAATGATTTAATGACACGTGCCAAACAAATCAGAACAATATCAGATATTGATGAATCTCTTGATGACTTTGAAGTTAATTTTCTTGACACCTATGCTAAGTATTTTCCGATAGATTCTGCCGTATCAAAAGACTTTCTCCTGAAAAACTTAATGCCCTTTTATCTTGCCAAGGGATCAGAGAAGTCATTCAAATTTCTATTCAGAGCATTATTTGATACCGAAATTAAAATCAAGAGATTGTCCGAGAATATAATTCGTGCATCTGATGGTGAATGGAAGATAGAAAACAAGATCAGAATTGATAAAGGATTTTCAACATATTCGGATGCTGATGGCATAAACAAAATATTCAATGTTCTGTATAGTGCTGCGGCAGATCAATTCAGAGTATATGTTGGAGGCATTCTTCAGAGTTCTTCATTATATTATGTTCAGCCCGAGGCATATAAAATAACATTCTATACTGCACCAACATCGGGTCAAGAGGTAGAAATTTTCTGTGATGATTTTACATATTTTGATCCTAATACCCTAGCAAGTCGTGAGATTGTAGGTACATATTCTGATGCTACTGCAATCACTGAAAAGGTGGTTGAAGAGAAGATAAACGATATTGAAATTTTTGCGTTCTTCATATCAACTAATAATATAATTGGAACATTTACTAACGGTGAAGAAGTTACTTTAACTGCATTTAATCCAAATGATGAATTAATATATGTTCGTGGACAAACAGTATCTATTCTAAAATCAATTGATATCACCAATGGTGGAAAAGATTATGTTGTTGGCGATATAGTAAGAATCATTGGTGGACAATCAGGTAATTTTCAGATAACTCCATCTGCTATTGTCAGTGAAGTTTTTCGCGGACTGATTTCCAAGGTAATCATTAATTATGGAGGCGCAGGATTCTTTGTTGGTGATACAATTGAACCTTTAAATGTATCAAATACTGCACTATTATTGGGCATAGAATCTGTTAATACTGCAGGTCAATTTTCAGATACGCTTACATCAAATACATATACAATTTACACAGATTTAATATCAAGTATAAACTTGAGCAATACAATTAGTGTATCAAATTATGGATTTCCTGCTAATGTAATAATTGCAGGTGAAAATGTTAGCACCGTAATTTCTGATGCATTATCAAACACTTCATTTGTTAGTATTGGTCCAATTTCAAATATTGCGATATTAACATCAAATGCATCATTTGCAGTCACACCTCTTGTTGATGCAACACCTGCATCTCTTCTCATATCAACAACCAGAGTCTCAATCAGAGATTTTGGTTCATTGGCCAGATTCAAGATTAATGGTGGAGGTATAAATTATGCAATAGGCGATGAATTAGTATTCACTAATACTATTCCAATGTCATTAGGTATTGGAGCTGCGGCGGCAGTACAATCTGTTAATGGTACAGGATCAATCACCAGCATAGTATTTCAGCCTACACGAATTCGTG